AGAAGCGTAAGAAACCCTTCACCGTTGACTACACTGGTTTCGGTTGGGTCATGATTCAGAAAGGTGTCTTCGAAGATGAGAAGATGACTTATCCTTGGTTCGCTCCTAAGATGCAGGTGTTTGAATCTGGTGCTGTTCAGGATATGTGTGGAGAGGACGTTTCGTTCTGTCTGGACGCAATCGAAGCAGGATATGAAATTTGGTGTGACCCTCGCATTCGAGTTGGTCACGAAAAGACTCGTGTAATCTGAGGTATCAATGGCAAAGTTTTCAAAGGGTAAGGGTGGAGTTGACATTCTGGAGTCACTCCCCAAGAACACACGACAGGGTTCTGGACGCAATACCAAATACGCAGCAACATCACGCAACAAGGCAAAGAAAAGGTACAGAGGCCAAGGACGATGAATTTAATCTGCAATCTCCCCGCACAGAAGGTTTGGGTTCGTAAAGAATATCTTCGTGATCATCAAGATGGTCATGGGGAGTTTGTAGAGGGTGTCTGGATCTCAGCAAAGTCGATTCCTGGACGTGCTTTTTACTTTGAGACTTATCTTCCAAAGTATGGAGCAATGTTTGACAAACTGCCCATCAGTGCGTTTGTAAGCAGACCAGAGACTCCAGATCCAGACTTGGATCTTCCTAACCTGCAGTTCTGGAACTGTATGGATTATGGAGTGACTTGTATGAATAAGGCATTCATCTCTTCAATGGATGCCGAAGTCTTTTCTCGTGACCATGGTTTCCTCAAGGGTCAGTATCTGTTTACTCTTGACAATTATCATGCAAACCCAGATGTAATTGATTACAGTGTCTCTGAAGTTCCACAGGAACACAAGTCACACAACTGTGTTGAGTTGGATAACGGACAGTTTGCTCTTTATCCCAACAACAGAATGAGACTGTATGATCTGTCCATCACACCTGAAGAACCATTGGTTCCTGACTTCAAGGTTTCAACCATTGAGTATCAGGTTGAGTGTGGAGTTCGTTGGGGACGACTTGGTGACACAGATGATTATTACTGGCAGACAGAGGAAGAGAAGACAAACCTGTATAAGGACATAAATTATTAAAGGGATAGGAACCCCTTAAAAAGTTCTGATTTCTTCGCAAATCAGTAACATGCACGACTTTTTAGACAACGAAGGCAACCACATGCATCAGAAGATGCTCCGTGAGATTGCAAACGATAAACTTACACCTAAGAAGCACGACTTCATTCATCAGAACGAACTTCACGAAAAGATCAGAAACGAAGACGATTATGATGATTGGGAATATGGAACAGAACCCATTCCTCTAACCGAGTTTTAAGCTTCTAAATAAGGTTGAATTGTTGTAAGTACTTCTGTGCCGATTCAACCTGCACAAAGAACCAGTCTTGGTTTCAAAGACATCAGCGCATCGTTTCAGATTAACCCTCTGAATGATGATTTGATTGCTTTGAAGAATGAGAACGCGATTGCTCGTGCTCTCAAGAATCTTGTGTTGACTGTTCCTGGAGAGAAACCTTTCCAACCTGATGTGGGTTCTAACGTTTATGCGTTATTGTTTGAGAACTTTGATAAGTTGACTGCTGAGTCAATCAAATCAGAAATCGAAAACACCATCAATAACTTCGAACCTCGTGTTCGTTTGAATAAAGTTACTGTTGAACCAAACTTTGACTCTTATGAGTTTAATGTAACTGTTCAATATTACATCGTTGGCATCGATGTCCCTACACAACAACTCACCTTTGCCTTAGAACCCAACAGGTAAAATGCCGTTAGTTAATTTTAGCAACGTAAACTTTGATCAGATCAAGCAATCCATTCGTGATTACTTGAAGGCGAACTCAAACTTTACTGATTACGATTTCGAAGGGTCTAACCTGACGACAATCGTAGATGCTCTTGCATATAATACGTATATTACTTCGTACAATGCCAACATGGTAACGAACGAAGTGTTCCTCGACAGTGCAACACTGCGAGAGAACGTTGTGTCTTTGGCAAGGAACATTGGGTACGTTCCTAAGTCAAGGAAGTCTTCGATTGCGAATATCTCTTTTTCTGTTAATGCCTCTGACAGTGACGCTGTAACGCTCACACTCAAAGCAGGCATTGTTGCCATCACAAACAAGCAGTTCAATAATAACTCTTACGTCTTCTCAATTATTGACGACATCACAGTTCCTGTTGATTCAAATGGAATCGCTTTCTTCAATAACATCAACATCTATGAAGGAACTTACGTCACACAAAACTGGACGGTCAGTTCCCGTAATCCAAATCAAAAATATTATCTGACCAATAGTGGAATTGACACATCACAACTGAAGGTTACAGTTCGTGAGTCAGAACAGTCCACCGTAAGTCGCACATACACACAATTCAGCTCGTTGGTGGGTGTGACACCTACAAGCACAATCTATTACCTTCAGGAGTCTCCTGGAGAGCGCTACGAACTCTTATTCGGTGACAACGTATTCGGTGCAGCACTGCAGGAACCAAACTTTGTCACTGCAAATTACATTACTTGCAACGGAGCAGCTGCCAACGGAATCTCTGCTTTCTCTTATGCTGGTCGTTTGATTGACAACGAAGGAAGAGTCGTTACTAAAGGCGTTTCTCTTCTTGCAACAAACTCTTCATCTCAAGGCGGAACAGCAATTGAAAGTTCTGACTCTGTAAGAAAGTATGCACCACAGATTTACGCTTCACAAAACAGAGCGGTAACTGCTGCTGATTATGAAGCAGTTGTTCCTCAGGTTTACCCTGAAGCAGAATCGGTTTCTGCTTTTGGTGGTGAAGAACTTGATCCTCCATCTTACGGAAAGGTTTTCATCAGCATCAAACCTTACAACGGTGTTTATCTCTCTGCTGACATCAAGAGAAACCTTCAAGCAGCATTGAGACAGTATTCTGTTGCTGGTATTGTTACTGAGATCATCGACCTCAAGTATCTTTATCTTGAGGCAGACAGTCGTGTTTATTACAATTCTAACCTTGCATCTTCTGCAAGTGCAATCAAATCGGTTGTAAGTCAAAACATTGTCAATTATGCCAACTCGTCTCAACTGAACCAGTTTGGTGCACGCTTCAAGTATTCAAAGTTCCAGAATGTTATTGACAGCAGTCACGAAGCGGTAACATCAAACATTACCAACATTGCCATGAGAAGAGATATGGCTGCTCAGTTGAACACATTTGCTGAGTATGAGATCTGTTATGGAAACAGATTCCACATCAAGAACCATGGTCACAACGCTGTTTATGACGGTAAGATTATTGGTTACAACATCAAGTCTTCTGGTTTCAAAGTAAGTGGAATCAGTGAGACTGTTTATCTTGGTGACTCACCAAACATGGATCAAAAGACAGGGACCATCTTCCTGTTTAAACTGAGATCAGCAACTGAACCAGTTATTTTGAAGAAAGGGATTGGAACCATTGATTACATCAAAGGTGAGATCAAACTCAATCCAATCAAGATTCTTTCAACTGTTGTCAGCAAAGGTAATCAACCCATCATTGAAATCTCGGCAACTCCTTTCTCAAATGATGTCATTGGTCTCCAAGATCTTTATCTTCAACTGGATAACACCAAGACAACAATCAATATGGTTCTTGATGGAATTGATTCTGGCGACGATGTTTCTGGAAGCAATTACATCGTCTCGTCCAGTTACAGTAATGGAAGTCTGATTAGGGGACCAATCCAAGTTGAAACGACAACTTCAACAACAACGACAACCACGACTGCGACCACAACAACAGTTACGACGACAGGATCTTCAGCAAGTTCCTCCTCAACGTCCTACTAAAAACCATAGTAAATAATAACACAAGAACCTTTAACTAGGAAATGGCAGTCGATAGAGTAAGGATTCAGGATATCATCGAGAACCAACTCCCCACTTATGTGAGGGAGGATTTTCCTTTGCTTGGAGAGTTCTTAAAACAATATTACTTGTCCCAGGAAGTTGATGGGGCAGCATATGATTTGGTTCAAAATCTGGACCAGTATATCAAGGTTGATGAGTTGTTTGATCTGACAACCACAACGGTTCTTGCTTCTAACGTTTCTTACACAGACCAGACCATCACTGCCGATGTTTCTGGTAACTTCACTTACGGTTTCCCCGAAACAAACGGTCTGATTCAAATTGATGACGAAATCATCTTTTATGAGTCCAAGACAGATTCGACGTTTGAGGGGTGCAGAAGGGGTTTCAGCGGCGTTACAGATTACGTTGGGTCTAACACCCCCGACCAGCTGTTATTTGAAGAAACAGAGGCAGACAAGCACACTGCAGGCGCAACGATCACGAACCTGAGTGTTCTGTTCCTGCAAGAGTTCTTCAAAAAGATTAAGTATCAGTTTGCTCCAGGATTCACCGAAAGATCTCTTTTCTCTGGACTGGATCAAAGAAACTTTATTTTCGGTCTCGACAGTTTCTATAATTCAAAAGGAACAGAAGAGTCTTACAAGATTCTGTTCGGAGCACTTTATGGTGTTGCTGTTGATGTCATTCGTCCAAGTGAATTTCTTCTTCGTCCTTCCAACGCTGATTATAAGGTAACTCGTGATTACATCGTCGAAACCATTCAGGGCAACCCACTTGACCTCCTGAACCTGACACTGTTCCAAAAGTCAACAGATGCCAGAGGTTCTGTCAGTAATGTTGTTCCCATTGATTACGATCAAGGACAATATTATCAGATTAGTCTTGACGCTGGTTTCGACAGAGACGTTGAGGTTCAGGGTACCATCTTTGGTGAGTTCAAAGTCAACCCCAAGACCAAACTGCTCAACACTGTCTCCGCAGGTTCAACGATCCTCGACGTTGACTCGACCGTTGACTTCCCCGTCAAAGGTGATCTGGTAACCACAGACTTGGATGACAACATTATCAACCTGTCTTATGACGGCAAGTCATCGACTCAACTTCTGAATGTGACTGGTGTTGATTATCAAATCAACGAGAAGACCGACATTCGTTTTGATGATTATTCTTATGGTTACGTTGGAATTAACACTTCAAATGAAATTAGAGTTCGCATTGCTGCTTCTCTGAAAGATTTCCAACCTCAGTCTGGGAATTATGGTTATCTTGCAGGAGACACTGCGGAAATTCAATCTCTTGGTTATGAGTCTTCAACCAAACTTTCGAAGAACTGGTTCCACAATAACAAGACCAGTTGGACTGTTGCAAGCGTAAGTCTGGTTGACTCGACAACTAACTCTTACGAAATTGAAACGTTTGACCCACACGAACTCAAGCCAGGTTATTCACTCAACCTAATCAACACAGTTGGTGGACAAATTGTTGGTGCAACTGTTCTGAGAACAACAGGAGCAAAGTCCGTTATTGCGAGACTGACTGGAGTTATTGATGTCAACTCTTCTTACACACTTGAGCAGCAGATTCTGAAGGGAAGATCAGCATCTTACACTCAACTGAATGATTTTTATGCCAACGTTCAGAACACTTACACTAAGTTCAATGGTGATCTGTTGGTTGCTTCGAACTCAATTGCAAGATATGTAAACCTCGAAACTAATCCTGATTCCAAAATCAGAACTTTCAGTGGTTCGTTCAGCAACACTTACACCATTACGATTCCTAACCACGGTTTCTACACTGGACAAACTGTTTATTATCAACCAGGAATTACTAAGACAACCACAACGACTCCCGATGGAATCAAGGTTGTAACAGAAACAGAAAGTAAGTTTGCAAGCGTTAGTGCTGGTCCTTTCTACATCAAGAGAGTTGATGTAAACACAATCAGTCTGGCAAAGAGCAGATCTGACATCTATGCCGACAAACTCGTTCTTCTGAATGGTGACGTTGAAAATAACACTCTGACTCTGTTTGAGTTTTACGGCAAGACCGTTAGACCTCAGGCACTTTACAGAGAGTTCACTACTCCAACAGACGAAAGCAAAGTCCATGTGACACAAGATGGTCACATCGGAATGCTTCTCAATGGTGTTGAAATTATCAACTATAAGTCAAGAGACAGTGTTCGTTATGGTGAAATTCAATCCATCGACGTTGACAGTGGTGGTAAGGATTATGACGTAATCAACCCACCAGTTCTTCACATCGCCGATGATGTTGGTGTGGGAGCAACAGGAACTTGTGCCGTCACTGGTTCTCTGAGCAGAATCGAAATCATCGATCCTGGTTTTGATTATCAGGACACACCTGTCATCACCATTTTGGGTGGCAACGGAACAGGTGCTGAAGCAAAAGCCAACATGACATCTGTTGAGCATTATGTTTCTTTCATTGCTGATCCTGGTTCAACTGATGTCAATCTAACTAACAATACAATTGGTTTCTCAACTTTCCACAAGTTCAGAGACAATGAAAAAGTAACTTACATCACCGACACTCAAACCGCTGTTGGTGGAATCAGCACAGGTGCACAATATCACGTCGGTGTTGTTAATGCCTCAACAATCAAACTGTATAACACTGAACTCGATGCTGTCAGTGGTGTCAACACGGTTTCGTTGACCTCTAATGGTTCTGGAACACATCGTCTCAAGTCAACCTCACTGAAGAGAATCATCTCGAACATTGTTGTTCCCTCCAGTGGTAGTGGTTATTCTAACAATCAACAGAACATCCCCACCGTTGCTGGTGTCAGCACTGCTCTGAACCAGTTCAACATTCCAAACCATGGGTTCAACAACAAGGAAATTGTCAAGTTCACTCCAACTGGCGATGGAGTTCTTGGTCTTTCCTCGACCAGAGAATATTATGTTCACAAAGTAAACAACAACTCCTTCTCTGTCAGTGAAGTTGGAGTTGGTTCGACTGCTGTTGATTACTTCTATAATAACAATCTTTACGTCGATGTCCAGAGCGCAGGAACTGGTTCATTCAACTACAGACCAATCACCGTTACTGTTCAAGGTGTAACTGGCGTTTCGACTCTGACTGGTCAAGACTTCAATGCTGTTGTTCAACCAGTCTTCAGAGGATCCATCAGTTCGTTCAGTGTTTCGGCAACTGGTGTTGGTTATGGTTCTTCTGATATTATCAACTTTGACAGACAACCAACCATCACATTTGTAAGTGGTGCTCAGGCATCTGTTACTCCCGTAATCAGCAACGGTAAGATTGTTGAAGTCGTTGTCAATAACAAAGGTTATGGTTACAACTCACCACCAAATCTGACCATCAACAGCAATGATGGGAACTTTGCTGTTCTGACTCCAGTTATTGGTAACGGACAACTCCTGGAAGTTAAGGTCATCAAAGGTGGTGCTGGTTATTCTGCTTCTGACACATCAATCACAGTCACCCCAGCAGGAAGTCAAGCAAGAGCAATTGCAAACATCAGAAACTGGACAGTCAACCTGTTCCAAGAAAATTATGCAAACTTGGAATCTGATGACGGAATCATCACACAAAACATTGACAACTCAACTCTTCAGTACTCTCACCTTTATGCTCCTCGTCCTCTGAGAGAGTCCGTCTATTCAATCAGTGGAACGGATGCTGATAATAATGTTTATGGTGTTGCTGACCTAAGCATTGTTTCTTCCAGTGAAGCAGAGAGCATTTTCCACTCTCCAATCATTGGATGGGCATATGACGGTAACCCAATCTATGGACCTTATGGTTTCGCCAATGCCGACGGAACTGGGGCAATCAGAAGAATGGTTTCCAGTTATGGTTTGGGGAACATTGCCAACCTCGATCAAGGAAACGAACCACCAATCGCATCTTGGCCAAATGGTTTCTTCGTTGAAGACTACATCTACAATGCAGATGGAGACCTTGACGAGCACAACGGAAGATATTGCATCACTCCCGATTATCCAAATGGTGTTTATGCTTACTTCGCAACAATTTCTCAAAACATTGACACCGATGGTCCATTTGAAAATTATAAGAGTCCAGTCTTCCCTTACTTGATTGGTAACACCTATCAATCAAAACCAATTGACTTCA